CACGAAGGATAAGCGACATTAGGGAGAAGCTCAAACCTTATTTGATGGACGTAAAGGCTACAAGGATTCGGGAAGGATTGTTTATTTACAAACTAATTTAAGGAGGAAGAAATGGAAAAAACTCAATGGTTAGAGGAGCGCAGAAAGGGAATTGGAGGCAGTGATATGGCTGCAATCTTAGGGATAAGTCCCTGGAAGACCGCATATCAGGTTTATCAGGAAAAAAGAAAGGAGGTTGAAGATTGGGAAGGGAATAATGCAACTGACTGGGGCAAACGCATGGAGCCTGCTATCCGCCAATGGTACAGTGATACGACAGGCCGCAGCGTAAGACTCCCCGATAAAATCATGTATCACGAAAAATATCCGTTTATGCTGGCCTCGCTAGATGGTTTTACCGATGATCGGCGCGTGGTCGAGATTAAAACGACCAGATCAAGCAAGGGATGGGGCGAACCGGGAACGAATGAAATCCCTGATTATTACGCCGTCCAGTGCCATCATTACATGATCGTAACCGGGTTTGAAGTAACGGATGTTCCGGTTTCTGCCGGCGGTGGAAGTCCAGAACTTTATGAAGTGTCGGCAGATAAAGAAATTGCGGGAATGATCATTGATGCCGCGGCCGCGTTTTGGGAGCGGGTATGTGACGGCAATCCACCCGATCCGGTTTCTTATGCTGATGCAGTTGCAAGGTTCGGCAGAAATAAGATAGAGGGTACCGTGTTTGCCGAAGAAGAAGCGATCAAGAACATCCTCGACCTCAAGACCGTCCGGGCAACAATAAGTGACCTAGAGGCCAAAGAAGAAGATTTACGGGGTAAACTGATCATTACCCTGGGAGAGCAAGGAGATTCTTTGGTTGATTTAAGCGGGAATGCTCTCGTTACCTATAAATTGTCAGCAGGCCGGAAAACTCTTGATTCTAAGTCTATCGAAAAAGAGTTGCCGGAAGTGTATCAAAAATATCTTAAAATCGGCGCACCAACAAAGCGCTTTCTTTTAAAGTAAAGGAGAAACATCATGAACATAGAAAACGTGCCAGTGGCCACCAGGCCAAATCAAAACACAGCCCTTGTCGAAGTTGAACAGCAACGCGCAATTTCTGAAGTTCAAGGCGCAATCATTCTGGCAAAGAAATTTCCCCGGAATCAAATTGACTGTATGGACAGGATCAATATCGCCTGCCAGCGGCCCGGTCTCGCGGAGCAATCTCTTTATTCATATAGCCGCGGCGGGACGGAGATCACCGGCCCCTCTATCCGGTTGGCCGAAGCTATTGCTCAGAACTGGTCAAATCTTCAATTTGGCATAAAGGAACTCGAACAGCGGAACGGAGAGAGTACGGTTGAATCGTTTTGTTGGGATATGGAAACGAACGTCAGGCAGGTAAAAACATTCCAGGTCAAGCACGAACGCCACACGAAAAAAGGAAACTATAAACTTGAAGATCCCCGCGACATTTACGAACTGACGGCAAATCAGGGAGCGCGAAGACTGAGGGCATGTATTCTTGGCATCATTCCAGGCGACGTTATTGATGCAGCGGTGACGCAGTGCGAAGAAACATTAAAAGCAAAGGCCGACACATCCCCGGAGGCTTTAAAGAAACTTATTGAGGCATTCTCGAATTATCATGTCACTAAAGAACAGATTGAAAAGCGTATCCAGCGGCACCTTGACACGATAACGGCAGCTCAACTTGTCCAGCTTCGCAAGGTCTATAATAGCATCAAGGATGGCATGAGTTCCGTTGCAGATTGGTTTGAAGTCCTGGCAGACAAAGAGGAAACAAAAACGGATGCCAGCGAAGGGCTCAAGGATAAAATAAAAAACGCAAAGGTCAAAGGCGCAGAGGAAGCCCCGAAGATGGCAGCAGCCCCCTGCCCTGACAATCCAGAAACAATCTACACTGAAAAGCAATGCACTAAATGCGAAAAGCGGAACGGATGTCCGAGTTGGCCAAAAGTAGTTTAAGTTTTTACCATGCTCATCATTGGAGGATGGTGAGTAGGTTAAAAACCTAAGGTGACTTAATGATTTATCACGGTGACTGCATGGAAGCTATGAAGAACATGCCCGACAAGGCGTAAATAAGGGATTGACAAGCTAATCCCTCTATGCTATAAACCAAAGCAAAAAGGAGATATGGCATGGCAAACAGATTCATCAAACAACACCCGGACATTGACAAGACAATTTCTCTTTATCAAGGCGGAATGACTCAAAAAGAAGTTGGTCAAGAATTAGGATTCACGCAAAAAGTTATCATGCGCGTCCTGAAGGAAAACGGGATAAAATGCAGACCACCGATTCCAAGAACTCCCGGAGGATGTTTAAGCGATAATTGGAAGGGCGATGATGTGGGTTATGCAGCCTTCCATTTCCGTATTCAGACATTGAAGGGGAAGCCTCAATTTTGCGAAGTTTGCGGAACAACCGACCCTCAAAAAACCTATGATTGGGCGAACCTATCAGGGAAACTCAATGACCCAGATGATTATAAAAGGATGTGCCGGTCTTGCCATTGGAAATATGACAAAAAGCATCTTAATTTCAAGGGAGCAGGACGCGGGAGAAAAGCCAATGCCTCCTGAAATAAGGTTATTTAATGAGGACTGTATGGTGGCAATGGCGCGGATGAAAGATCATCAATACAATCTGGCGATTGTCGATCCGCCGTATAATATTGGCGGAGATAGTATTCATGCCGGAAGATTGAAAAAAGGTTCTGGTAAGTTGAAAAATAGAGCAATCCAATTATTAAATTCGAGTTTTGATGAAATTCCTCTTGATGAAAATTATTTTAATGAACTTTTTAGGGTATCTAAAAATCAAATTATTTGGGGAATGAATTATTTTGAATTGCCTCGGACAAGGGGCGTAATTTGTTGGGATAAGGTTCAGCCGTGGGAAAATTTCTCACAAATTGAATTAGCATGGACTTCTTTCGATTATCCAGCAAAACTTTTCAGATATGACAACAGAACAGGAGGCAAAATCCACCCTACCCAAAAGCCCGTCCGCCTCTACGAATGGCTGCTGAAAAACTATGCCAAGCCGGGCGACAAGATACTGGATACGCACCTCGGCAGCGGTTCATCGGCAATCGCAGCCTATGAGATGGGATTTGATTTTACAGGGTATGAGATAGACGCTGATTACTTTAATGCAGCAAAAGACAGACTTGAAAGACACATGAATCAAGGGCGGTTATTTGAACCGGCCATAGTGATTGACAACGTGCAACCTCTATTCAAGAAGGTATAAATCATGGCAACGCCCATATTTCACGGACAGATAGTTAAAGGCAAGGTAATGTTGGATCGGCCAAGTCGATACCTCATCCAGATCAGCCGACTTGAAAATCAACGAATAGAACTCATTTTACGCAAGGAAAAGAAAGAGAGATCGAACCAGCAGAACTCGGCTTATTGGGGAATTATCGTTGAGATATTGAGTGACCATCTGGGGTATAGTCGAGAGGAAGTCCATGACGCATTAAGGACAAAGTTTTTAAGCCGTGTAGACGAAAAGACAGGCCTCACGGTTATCAGGAGCACGACGGCTTTATCGACGGTTGAATTTATGGATTATTACGCTCAGATACAGCGATGGGCGGCAGAATTTCTGCAAGTTTATATTCCCTCGCCGGGAGAAGCAGAAGGGTTTACGGACAACTATAAATAAACTTGACAAATGATTAGTAATGATTTACTTATAATCACGAAAGGAAGGTATTATGCTAATAAAAATCCAAAAACAACTGAAGTGCGAGAGGTGTGGTTATGAGTGGAATCCAAGAAAATCAGATGTTAGAGTTTGCCCCAAATGCCATAGTGCTTATTGGGATAGAAAAAAGTCTATCAAAAGCCGCAATCAGATCCCGGAAGTTTAGGGAAGGCCATCCTGATTATGATGCTAAATGGAGAATGGGAAACAGGGAGAAAATACGGGAACAAAGTAATGATTATTACGCGAATCATTTAACTGAACAGAGGATAAGGTGCGATAAAAAGAATCGGAAAGTTAGGATGGAAAATCCAGAAAAAGTAAAAGAATGGGGAAGGAATGAATCAAAAACCCCACAAGGAATATTCCATAGTTACAAGGGAGGTGCCAAAAAAAGGAAAATAATATTTTCTATTTCGGTCGAACAGTTTTCAACTTTTATTGGGAAACCGTGTATGTATTGTGGAGACATTGCAAAGGGCGTAGATAGAATAGAAAATTCCAAAGGGTATGTAATGGAAAACCTGGGTTCTTGTTGTGGAAAGTGTAATCACATGAAAAGACAGTGGTCTGAAAAAGAATTTATAGATCACTGCAAAAAGATTGTTGAAAATTATTCCAGATCCAAATGAAGCGGAAGGATTTGCTGATAATTACCGTAGCGTAGGAGAATAAGCATGAAAACTATAAGCGTTCAACAACCCTGGGCATGGGCACTTTTCCACGGGAAACCTGTTGAAAATAGATCATGGGCAACACACTTCAAAGGTGATCTGCTGATTCATGCCAGTATGAAGTTTGATAATGAAGGGTTTGATTGGATACAAAGGCATTGCCCCACCTTGGCGTATCCTCCCCGCGGTTTTTCAAAAGGTTGCATTATCGGCAAAGTCCGTATGACCGACTGCA